ACATTACCTTCGGCTTCGGACTCTTCCTTTTTAAGTGTCCCTGCTGTTTGGTCACCAGGTTTTGCACCCTTATTTACTACATCCTTAACTTGCTTAAGTGTAGCACCAGGTGTTTTTAACTTAGCCGACTCATCATCGGTCTTATAGTTTTCTGGAGTAGGACCGCCTAGATCTTCCCAAGTACCGTTGTTGCCAGGTGTTGATACTCCTGAAGCATTGCTAGCTGCTTTAGGTAATGCCTTGTCACCAGCATTAGCACCAGCAGTAACGGCGTTGGATTCCTTAACGTCTACTTCCATTTCTTGTAATTTTTTGTCACGGGACATTTGAAACTCTCCGATTACCTTTAGTAATTTACTATATTTATTTATTAAGTTAGATATTTGAAAGGAAGTCTTGGAACAAACCAAGCTTATGTTCTTCCAAACGTTTTTGACTAACTAGAGTGTTGATGCGTCTTTTTGTGTGGGACGCAACCTGTTCACGGAGTGCTCCTCCTTCCCAAATCCACTCTTTTCCTTCCATGATTCCTGACACAAAAGCATCAGGTGCAGATGGATCTGCAACGATATCAGCAGCAGTTGCTAACATAAAGTCTTCACCAACAACTTTTGCTCCAGTATGATCTTCTCTTAATGAACCAACACCACGAGAAGAAACACCAAGTGTCACGCCTTCATCTATCAAAGATGATGCAATTTTACCCATTGGTGTATTTAATAATTGTGCTTTACCTCTAAAATTATTTCCCTCTTGTCTAAGAGAAGTAATTTTATGTGAAACACGATCAAGATTAACAGTTGGTCCATCTGGATGACCTAACTCACCCAAAGCACGACCTTTATTAACAAACGCTTCACTATATCTGTTTACCTCACGAGCAAGAGTCTCTACTGGATACATTCTACCATTACGGTTTTTAATGTTTCCTTGAAGAAATACACCTTCGATGTACAACTTCTTGTTAGCACCTTTACCTTCTGTGATAAACTCAACTTGTGAGACTTCTTCTGTGATTAATTTCATTGTTCTTAGTTTGCGTATCCTACAGATGTACCTAAGACACTAGCGTGAGCCGCAAAAATTGCCTCAGTTGTTTTTTTCTCGACAAATTCAACAGTGTTACCTAATAGTGTAAAAGTTCCAACTGTTGATCCTCCAACAGCAGTAGCAACAGTTACTACTCTTGCAGTACTCGTAGTATTGACAAGACGCACTACAGTTGCACTTCCAAATGTTGAAGCACCTGCAGCATCAGTGCCACATGCAGCCTCACTACCTGTTACTAAAGTTCTACTCGCCATCAGATTCCTCTTCTTCTTGTGGTTCAGATTCTACAGATGCTTCAGTTTCATCTTGATCATTAAAAAGTTTAGAAGCAACATCATTCTTCAAATCATCAACTTTTGCTGCACTTTTAGCAAAAAGCATATCTTTAATCTTATCACTTACATCAGAAGCAGATGCCCCTTTATCAAGTAATGCATTAATAACGTCATCCATTTTGTCACAAATTAACTAAAAAGTATTTATATCTCTCCACCTTTGGGCATTTTCACTTCTGTCGCACTACCATTAACTTCTTGACCATTTATAGGAGCACCCATCATACTTTGACCAGCAAGTGGGTCAAGTGGCATACCTGTTTCTGGATCCATCATTGCTGCTGGATCTGGTAGTATTCCATCCTCAATTTCTTTGTCGATTTGTTCATCTATTTCTTTTATTTCATCCTCAGTTTGCTTTAGAACTTTATTTCTTACATATGCTGCAGAGAAATATCTACCCATATATGGTTCCATTGCAGCAAGAACACCCAACTTTTCTTGTAGAAGTTCACTTTCTTTAAGATCTGAGAAATGATTATCATACAAGTAATCATATTGGATATGTTCTTCTAAATGATCCCAATCATCTGGAGTAACAATATTCTTAAGAATTAATTGAGTCTTAAGCATATCGGTAAAGATTCCAGAGAATCTTTTACGGAGTCTACCAACAAACTTAGTAAACTTAAGTTCATCTCTTAAAATTTCTGATGAACGACCCATATTAAATCCACCTTGACTGTCCAGTCTACTTGATGGAACATTTAATGACTTATAAAGTTTAGTCTGGAAATACTCAATATCATTAAGTTCTCCGAGGTTTTGTCCACCAGGAAGTGTAGAAATTTCAGTACCTCTACCACCTTCTCTACGAGGTAACCAGAAATCCTCAAGCATTGCCATATACTTACGGTCATCTCTGATCTCTCCAGTATCAGCATTATAAACCAGTTTATTTCTATAACGGTTCATAACATCACGCAGATATTGCTCTGCCTTAATCTTAGGAAGATTACCTACATCAATGTAGAATATTCTTCTTTCTGGTGCTCTTGATAATCTGTAGATGACAAGAGAGTCTTCAATCATTCTAAGTTGATTGAGTGCCTTAATTGCTTTATGGATATATGATAAAACTGTTTGCTTATTTCTATCTACAAGACCCGAAGTTACATATACAATTGCATCTTTTGCTATTTGTACTGATTTTTTATCGGCTCTAGAAGGAATCATACTTCCTTTTGCTCCTGCATTAGGATCATAAACATAATATTCTTCAAGTTTTGGAGCTTCATATAAAGCAGATTCGGTATTTTTATCTGTCCAAACAGGAGACTGATAGTTAGGACCAAGTTTTTCTTGCTTTCTTATTAATCTTATTTTAAGTGGATCTATATATCTAATTTCTTGTAAACCATCTTGTGGTTTCTTTATATCAATTACTTTATGGTAATATACTCTTCCATCAATATACCAGGTACGAAAAATCTCATGAGCCTTCTTATCGAAGTTCATGAGTTGCTTAATGTATTTAAATTCTTCTCTAATAATATCTTTTAACTTATCTGATGCAGGTAGATTTGATAATTCAATATCTACAGGAGAATCATTAAGATCAGAAACTATTGCTTCATTTACAATATCTTCAATTGCACTATCACACTCTGGGTGTAAACACATTTCACGATATCTACGAACCAAATCTTGTTCGTTCTTATATACACCTTCAATGTCTACGTATTGTCCGTAGAAGCCGCTGGATATATAAAAATCGGATTTATCTTCGTCGTTAGCAGGTACTGGAGAAATGACATTTTTGTTTTTGTCACTTCCTCCAGCAGCTGGTAACTTAAATCCAAACAGTTTTGCCATTGTATAATTCTTTTACTGCTATTATAGCACTATTTATCCAATTTGTAACTGTCCCTGTTTGATATGTGTCTCCTTTATGCAGGATTACCGTCGTCCCTGAATGAACCTACAATTGAATTTCCACTTGAATCCTCAATATCATACCATTGATATTGGAAAGTTACAGTGAACTCTTCCATTGTATCTGTAGTATCGTAACTCAAATCTATTGATGAGACTTCAGATGGCCATGCATCCATAAACTGATATGATGCATGTACTGGATGATGTGTAGCTGTAACTGGAGATGCATCCGTTGTATTATTTAGAGATGCTCTTCCCAATTGAAGAACTCTCATACTTCTCATATAATCAGCAGGATTGATAATACCAGCATTATCTTCATGCTTGTTGAGAATATTCATCCATCTCTCAAATGTTCTTCTGATTGTAAAATCAGTGTCATTGAGAACAGTAACAGTCCAAGGTTCAAAACTTCTGTCTCCAGCAATTTTGAATTCCCTTCCTCTAAAAGGAATGGGAATTGTATTTACATTGGAGGCAGGTAGTGATGTTGCCTTTATCATAAATCTCAGTTTGTCATCTACTCCTGTTTGACCTGCCTTGGGCCCTTCTGGTACATTGATCAAACATTCAAATAGGTTAGGCCTAGCACCACCGCCTTTAAACTGACCTTTGAAGAAGTCAATTGTTCTTTTATTAACTGGAATTTTGTTTAATGTTGCCATTTTTAGTAAACCTCTTTTTTAATTAAACATTACCAATGACTTCTTCAAAACTAATTCCAGTGCGAGTAGCAACGAATGTTAGTCCTATGAAGTTAATTGATCTAGATGG